GTCGATGCGTATCTTACTCTTAGAGTGTGGATTTGTCCAACTGGACCAGTCATTGGTTGTACACCAACGATCTCGTTTGCGATCACAGTAGGCATAACCCGTCTTATTACCGGTAGGATCACTCTGTTCAAAGTTGCTACGTTACCTGCAGATGTGGCACCTGCTGTCGCCGCCTCAGCCAAATACTTTTTAGTATTCTCTAAAGTTGACTCCATGACTGCTTTTCTGTTTCCAGTTAAGCCTTCTAATAACGCACTCTTCGTATCCTGCCAGCGTGTTTCTGTTAGTTCTGACATTTGTCGTTTCTCCTTATATACCTGCAAGTCTTTTTATATCAACAAGTTTGCTGTTGAATTGACCTGCGTTAACTATTTGTTTGTCGCCTGTTATTTCTGTGCCTTCTTTTAAAGCCTGTTTCTTCGCTGGAGACCTACCGTTAATTACAGCCGGTACATACTTTTCGAACTGTTTTCTAAGTTGTCCGGTCTGTACACTCTCCAAAAGATTAGTCATTATATCTTTTTGTTCAGCATTCAATGGTTGAATTAACTCATTGATAACTGAATCTCTCTCTGCCGTGTTCTTAAGATCTTCTATTTCTTTAACTTTTGACTCGATGATCTTGTCTTTCTCATTGGCAGTCTCTTTCGCAGTTTCTAATTGTTGCTTCGCTGTATCCACAACTTTTAGAAGTTTTGAAGTTTCGCTCTTACTGTTCAGAAAACTGTTTGAGTATTCTGTGCTGTAAGTTTCGAACATTCTGCGACCAAAGTCATTCTTACGTGCCGCTTCGATATCATCTTTTAGTGAACCAATCTCTTTGTTAAGAGTTTTGCCTACTATTTCTGATACTTTTTCAGCGCCTTTTGATATGAAGTTATTTCTAACTTTTTCAAAATGTGCTTTTGCTTCACGGATTAGACGTACCTTTGTTTCGGCAACGTCTTGTTTGTCTTGATGGAACTCACTAATTTCCTTTGATAGAGCCTCAACCACAAAGTCCTCAAGTTTACTGAAGTTTTCAGCCATAACTTTTTGGTCATTGTGTAGTTCAGCAATTTCACTCTTAAGTTGTTCAAAAACAAATGATTTTAACTTATCTGAATGCTCACGAATTTGAGTAGCATACTTGACTTTTTCTTCTGCCAATGCTTTCTTGTCTTCCGCGAATTCAGCCATTTCTGCTTCGATTCTCTCTGATACCATTTTATCAACAGCATCAGTTAAACTTGCTTTGTCGTGTTCATACTTCTCCGCAAATTCACCTCTCAATTCGGCAGTAACAGCAAGTTTGTTTTCTTCAACTTTATTGTTCCACGCTGATTCTATTTCCGCTCTGATCTCTTCCGAAATTGCGTTCGTTTCAAAAAGTGATTTCAGTGCTTCTAACATTTTATTTTTCTCCTCTACTTAGATTGGAGTTTTCCAATTATGTTTACTAGTTTTTCTTTTAAGTATTCTTGTGCCTGTTTGTCCCTTGCTGAGTTAAATGCTTTATAACCGCCTTTTGTATTCATTAGGTGCTCGTAGATTGGCTCAGGATATGCTCCCGGCGCCGATGGTTGTGCAACTATGTCAACGGTAATAATTTCAAAATCTGATACTTTTCCGGATCCGTCTTCTGATACATTACCACTACCACGCGATGAGACTCCTAATTTAACTCCGCTTTCCAGCATTGTTTTAATTAGAGATCCCATCGGTGTAGGTAATACTTTTAATTTTCCGTATCCGTTAGGTCCGTCCATCCACATTTCATTTACCATGTGTGATACACGATCCAAGTTAATGTTTAAGCCTTCTGGATGATCAATTTCTCCGAGAACTGAGTATCCGCCCTTGATTTGATCGTTGAGCGTACTGACAGCCCTTTGGATTTCGTTAACAGGGTACACTCTCTGGTTAGCGTTCTTCACGCCACCTTGAATGCATATGCCTTTCATATAAAGGCTTTTACCGTTGTTTTCATCCTTGGACTCAACGACTATTCCCGCTTGGTCGAAAGTCAGTGTCTCACGTAATTGTAACATCCGTTTTCCTAAACTTAACTATTAACTGCCAATTGCAGATTTCTTAGATGAACCATCTGTTCCGTCTGCTGTATTAGCCTTTGCCGCCTTCGGAGCCGCACTTTTGTTACCAGGTTTGTTGATGTTTCCAGCATCATGCTCTTTAGCCTTCGGTGCAGGTCTACCTTTTTCCTCACCACCTTGGACTAAACCTTTTGCATCTGCTTTTGCATCAGTTCCGCCTGATTTAGCAACTGGAGACGCAGTGTTGTCGCTACCATCTGAATGGCTTGCTTCAACTTTGTTCACGTACTCTCTTATTTCTTCTGTTGCTGATTTTGGAGCAGATTCTTTCGATTCTACTGCCGGTGCTACTTCTTCAGGAGCAAGTACGGGAGCAACTTCTGTTTCTCCCTCTGCGTCTTGACTGATGATTGCTTCTTCTTCGCCTTTGTCTTCAGCGTCGTCGTCGCCTTCTTCATCATCACCTTTGTCTGACATCATTTTTTCAAATTCTGCCTTAAGGTCGTCAATTGCATCTTCCAAGTCAACAACTCTGTCTTCCATGTCTTCTCCGTCATGGTCAGCGTCGCCTTCCTTGTCTTCTTCACCTTTGTCTGCTTCGATGTCACCCATCATATCATCAGTTGCGTCTCCGCCCATTTCTGCTGGTACTACTGGTGTTTCTACTGCTGGTGCTTCTGAATCTTGAACGTCTACTAATGATTCATCAGTTGTGTCTTCATCTTTTGACTCTTCGTCTTTTGATGCTTCTTCAACCGCTTCATCTTCTTTAGCGTCGTCTTTTGATGCTTCTGTAGTTTCTTCGTCTTTAGTTTCTTCAGTTTTTTCTTCTACTTTTTCGTCTTCTTTTTTGTCTTCTTTAGACGCTTCTGTAGTTTCATCTGATTTTTCTTTAGACTCTTCTTTTGAAGTTTCTTCTACTTCGATATCTTTGATATCATCTTCTAAAAGACCTTCATATATTGATCTCGATTTTTCAACAACGATATTGTGGAAAATCTCTTCAGCCGCCGCTTTGTCGTCGGCAACTAGTTTTTCAAGCATTTGCTCGAATTTACTTTTGTCTGACATTGTTTTTCTCCTATTAACGTTTATATGATAAGACTGTCTGTTATTATTTACACTTTTATTAATAAAACGGGCCGATAAAGGGCCAATAGGTCCCTTTTGACGTCAAAATTACAGGTGGTACTGATGTTTGAACTGTGATACAGTCATTTCGCTGTAATTTGTGTATTTTTTAAGGTCTTCTGCTGGAAATGTGTGACCTGCATCTGGTATCACCCTGCAAAACTTCTTGAGACCGTTCTTCTGTAGTATGATTGCTGTTTGCCTGTTCCAGTTGCCATGGTATGTGGCAACATCAGAGTTCTTTTTGTAGTTGTCTGTGTCACCGTAGATGTTGTTTAGTTTGCCTTGCTCTGTGCCTAGGAAGTCAAATCCAAGCAAATACACCATTTGATGGTTATGTGAACAACACAACCATAGTGCTGTTGGTCCAGATGACCAACCAAGGCTTGGTTCAAAGTAGTTTAACTTCTTAAATTTCTTGTATGCTCTGTTGGGATTGGTCCAAACGGGCATTCTCAGTTGTGCACCTGCCTGACATATCTCGTTTACCATCTTGGCATCGACTGCCACAAGGTAATCTGGTGTGTGTGATCTATAAACGGCGTTGCAGGCATACACTTTGCCTATTTTTTTAAGTGGATCGAAAGGTATAGGCTTGCGACTGAGACCATTGCCCAATACAAAAGCAACGGACATTTATTATACCTCTGGTTGGTTGGATGCGCCGTACATTTGTCTCACAAAAACAAGTTCTTTTTCTTGTTCGTCTTTGTGGAATTCACCGGCTTTACGTGCTTTGTTGATCTGTTTAAGACTTAATCTTGTTTTACGTGTGTCATCCATCTTAATGATTGACTGATCTTCGCTTGGGTCGTACTGTTTTTGTTCGCCTGGTTGCGTAGAAATCTTATCGAAGTAAAATAGTTCACGTAATATCATGTTAATATTTATGTTCCTGGCGCTGGAGTTGGTGGTGTACCGCCTCCTGTTCCACCTGCTGGTGTCTCTGGTGCATCTGTGCCTGGTTCTGTTGCTGGTGCTTCTGGTTCAGCCGCATCTAAGTCAGCATCTATACCTGCTGTGCTGATTCCAGCACTTCTTAATTCAGTTGCTGATGTTGTAGGCTTCGCTTTGATGTTCTCGTCGTTCTCTTCTCTCCATAGTTTTTCGTTTTCAGCCATCTCTTCTGGAGTAAGTCCTAAGAATCTTTGTAGTGCATAACGTTTGCTAACATAAGGAACAGTTGCAATCTGTGTGTATGTACTAATTCTGTTGTTGTCTACTTCTGCTTGTCTGTAAGATGCAAAGTTCATTGGTGGTTGGAACTTGATATCGAACATCGCAACATCAATGTTCACACCTTTTTCTATCAAATACTGTTTGAACTCTTGATTGAATTCATTAGACACTAAATTTTGTAATCTTTCGCAGTATTTGTTAAATCTTAATTCCTGTATGTAGGCAGTTCCTACTCTACCATCGTTGTATTGGCTTTGTCCATCGTCTGCTCCTGTTGGCAAGTATGAACTAGGTATACGTAAACCTCTTAATAGTTTGTTTGTAAAGTACTTAAGGTCATCTATTTCACCTAAGTTAGTACCACCTGGTAGTGTTTCTACTTTAGAACCTCTTCCTTCTGCTGTTTGTGGGAAGAAGTAGTCCTCATTAATTGATAAAGGATTGTAACTTGAATCAATTACGTTTGTTCCTCCACCTGTGCTTGACGGAATACGTCTTTGGTGGATCTCAGTTTTAACTCTTTCTACAAATTGCATTGCCAAGTGCGATGGCATATTACCTACGTCTATGTAAAACACACGTCTTTCAGGTGCTCTTTGTACTCTATAAATTATAATTGCATCTTCTAATAGTTCTTTTTGTTTGTAAACCTTAAACACACTCTCTAATAAACTGTTTCCGAAAGGAAAGTTCATGTCAAGACCTTCACTTAAACTTAAATGGAACACGTGCTCGGCGTTTACCGCTATCTCTCTTTGTCCTGTTGCAAATCTTGTGCCAGGTGAATCATTGTAGTTTGCACCAACCATGCCTCTTACCCCACCAGTTAAGTATCCTGAACCACCGCCAGTCACGTTACCTGTTGTTTGAAAAGGAGTTGTTGCTACTAAACTTCTAAAATTAAAGTTGATGTCTCTAATAACATATTGCTCAGGAGTCTTTCCTGTGCTTTCATTAACTATAATTTTAGAAACTTTTGCTGGATCAACATGAAACAATTTTTTAGTTTCAGGATCTCTAATAAAGAAAGCATCACCAAACTTGAATACGTTACGCATAACCTTAAAGATACGTTTGTTGAAATCATTCAACTTGCACCATTGGTGAAGATACTGTTCTAGTATCTGTACTTCAGTGTTTGTTGCTTTTTGTTTGTATCCGAACTTGAATGGAGTGTCGTTCTGTGAATTGTTCTGTGTGCAAAATTCTGCAAGTATGTCTAGTGCGGCATTCACCTCACTGTCCATGTCCATCACATTGTATTGTCCATATCTTTCTATCCTGTTTGGTGCACCGCTGTACACATCTGGAAGATATGATGAATAGTTTGTTTTTGCTGGACCTGGTTTGCCTGTAGCGGCTCCGCCCATTGCTGAATATGTTCCGTCTGTTGCGCCTTGTACCGGCACTTCACTAAAAAATTTTTTCCAACTCATTATATGTTCTCTGCTACCTCTGTGGATGTTCTTGCTGTGACCTTAGCATATCTATTGCTTGATCCTAACACAAATAAAATCTGCTCCATTGTTGTATTTAACATATCTAATTTGTCTCCTGTTGACTTTGAAGCACCTGTTGTTACCGATTGCATTCCTGTAGATAGCGATTGCATAGATTCTCCAAGATTATTAATACTTGTAGCATATACATCTATCTTGTCTTTGTCAAGTTGATCAAGTGTTTTATTGATACTTTTGGCAAAGTTTTCTGTTCCTCCACCAAAAAGTTTACCAAAGAAGCCTGATACACCGCCATCTAGTTGGGCACCGCCCAATTGAATTATTGCAGATGCCAACATCTTCGTTCCGTCTGCTGTATCTTTTAATGCTGTGCCATCTATTGCTTGTACACGTTCTAGACCTTCTGCTAGAACATTTAAACTCTTGCCAACTAGGAATAATCCAGCGGCTATACCACTGCCTGCCAGTGCGGCAAAACCACCTACACCTACACCTGCACCAAGACCTGCCAGTGCGGCACCTTTACCAAACGCCATTCCACCGGCGCCCACTGCTTTCATACCGGCGCCCATACCTGCGGCACCTTTCATTCCTAATCCACCGATTCCCGAAAGTATTCCTAATACTTTCATTATACCTTTGAATGCTAGAGTAACTCCTCCGGCAACAATTACCAATCCACCCAATGCTTTAATTGAGTTATCTATGTTCAATTCGAAATCATTTATAAAGTTTGCCATTCCTTCCAGTCCTACTGCTAGTTTTCCAAACAGAGGATCAAGGACTTGTAATATTTTTCCAACAACTCCGCCTATCGCTGTTTGTAATTTGTCAAATCCTTTTGCTAACTGGATTGATCCTGTAAGGTTTTTATCTATAATGTCTTGCTGTCTTTGTACTGCATCATTATATTCAGTCATTAAATTTTCTGCATTAGTTAATTGTAAATTAAAATTGTAGTATCCTTCCCCTTGTTGATTCAAGAAAGTGAATAATTGTCTTTGTTGTGCATCTAATTCTTCGCCTCCCTTAGAAAGATCAGAAAACATTTTAATCACATCTACTGCACTTCCTTCTCCACTCAACATATTCCGCAATAACTCTTGTATGTTACTGTTTGCAACCAAACCGGCTTGTGCCGCGTTTTGTGGAATACCCATGTTGGCAATTAAATCTTTCACATTGTTTGCCATTTCTGGTGAGGCTGTCTCCAACACTGATAACATATTTTGTATCTGTGTTCTGCTTTCCTCTGATTGTCCTGCAAGAATTAATCTCAATCTATCATCGGCTGAATCTCTTTGCAGTTGATCCAGTATGTCCTGTCTTTGTCGACCAGTTGCTTTTGATAACAAATCTAAATTCATTAAAAAGGCAGTAGATCCATCTACCAACTGCCGTTGGTTCATATTTTGCGCCAATCCAAGTCTTGTGATTATTTCTAGATAATCTCCCAAACCGTCTGTCACTTCACTTTGTTGAAATCCTAAAGCAGTAAGTTTATCTCTGGTCCCTTGGAAATCCTGATCAAGAATAATTCGTCTGAAAACATTTGCACCTAGTTCGGCATTACCACTTAACAGAGCAAACGCTCTTGACGATTTAACAATGGCGCTTTGTAGGTCGTCTAATTGGAATCCAGTTTCTGCCGCAACCATCCTAGTGTTGTTGATATCATCTCCAAAACTTACACCTACCTGACCTAAATTCCTAAAAGTGTTGATGGACTCTTGTAGCATCTCGGATAATTGACCGAGACCTCTAAACAATAATTCAAAAACCGGAGGCATCTGATTACCAATGTATTGGAACGCACTAGACAGGTCACCTACATCTCTTGCGGCTTTCAATCCAGAAAATCTTAGGTGGTCAAATACTGAAATTAAAGCCGAACCGATGTTGATATTCCGCTTGGCCATATCATTATGGGCCTCTTGAGTTTTATTACGGTCTTTATCTAGGTCGTTTTGCTTTCTTTGTTCTGGGGTAACTTTTTTACCACCGCTCAATTTGACCAATTCTTGTATATTTTTCAGTAAAGCCGTGGCAGTGGTTTCGGAAGCCAATCCGCCCTTTTGATTGGCGTCGTTGACTAACCGCTCTATATTTGCCAATGTGTTTGGATCTAATTCTGCCATAATATATACCAAAACTGTATTTAATGCCAATCATTAAGTATGCACTTAACTAGGTCCACTAAATATTAATAGTTTTAAACATATTTATTGGAGAATTAATGTCACAAGAACAAATAGGCACACAACAAAGTAATCCACTTAAGAAGTATTACAGACAGCCAAAGCAGTTTGTAAGATTACCTAGTAATTACAAATACTACCAACCCGGCACTATACAAATTCCAGAGTCAGGCGATGTGGCGGTATTCCCAATGACAGCAAAAGATGAATTGCTGTTTAAAACTCCAGATGCATTGTTGAATGGTGAAGCAACTGTGAGGGTAATAGAGAGTTGTATACCGGCGATTACGAATGCATGGCAGATGCCAGCACTGGACATTGACGCTTGTCTGGTTGCAATTAGGATGGCAACATATGGAACAAAAATGCAAGTCAAAGTTTTTGTTCCAAACACAAAAATAGAAAAAGACATGGAGTTGGATTTACAGGCGGCCCTTGATAAATTATTGTCCAACACATATGTAGACAATTTCTTGTATGAGAACATGGAAATCACTACCAGACCTTTAACTTACAAAGAGTTTACGGAAGCGGCACTTAAAACTTTCGAAGAACAACGTTTGGCAAGTGTGGTTCAAAATCAGGATATGGACGAAGAAGAAAAAGTAAAAAGATTTCAAGCAAGTTTCAACAAATTGACAGACATAAACATACAGATGGTGAGTGCTTCCGTGGCAAGTATCAGAGTAGATGGTCAAACTGTTACAGACAAAGTACAAATTTTAGAGTTCCTAGAAAATACAAGCAAAGAATTTTATCAAACAATAATTGATCAAGGACAAAAACAAAAAGACAACTTCACTATCCCACCAGTAGAAATGATTGCCACACCAGAGGAAATAAAAGCAGGAGCACCTGAGAAATACACTGTGCCTGTACTATTTGATCAATCAAATTTTTTCGCATAAAGATAATACCACTCCACACATCTGAGATCATTAAACTTGCGGACGATATGGAGTCCGAATGCAAGAACTTCAAAATGGAATTGTACAAAATAAGTTGGTTCATGCGTGGAGGAATTACCATAGGCGAAATGTATGAAAGTTCGCACGAAGACAGAGAGATCATGAGCAAGGTGGTCAAAGACAATCTAGACACTGCCAAAAAAACAGGACAACCGTTCTTTTAACGTATATTGCACATAATATAAAGTATAGAAATATCATACCATACACACATCAAAAAGCAAATATGCTGTTTTAATGACACAATCAACTGTTCTAAATAATCCTGTATGATAGTATACACACAAATAACTCGCCCCAATGAGTTGAATGAGGATGACGTGTGGCTCCCCTGTATGAAGACTTATACAGTGGATCACGATCCCGCCACGCCGCAAGGCTTAATCATCACTCACATAGAATCAATCAAACATTATCAACACGCACTGGAACCACTGCTGGATCAAAAGGTCCTCGCCGTAGGCGCCAAGACCTACGATAGGTTGGCGGAGTTGGGATTCAAGAACATCGAATGGAGACACAAGGCAGAGGAACTGCGTATCATGGGAAGGGACCTTGGCACACTGACTTGGCTCCACGGAGACAAGTACGCCAGAGATTTCGGCAAGGTGCAATTCGTGGATGATGTGCAGACTTATGAATCACGTCCTGACAAGGACGCGGTCAAACAGGTTTTGAAGATGGATCCCGATGAGATATATGTTTACAGCGATGCTGTCCTTAAGGAGTTGGAAGTTAGGAACTGGAGTCACACGAAGTTGAAATGTGCGAACAGTTGTACGCCTGATAAGACTCTGTGGTTGGATTGTGCGACATTTGATCCTAATGTTTAAGAACGACTGCGTCGTTCTGCTTCGCAATTAAGCAATCAACATAACGAAGTTATGTGCCTGCATCATGCAGATACTTGATCCATACTTCACCCGTTAGGGAAAAGTATGAACATCATGCGAGATGACTCCGCCATTTTGCAAGAGGAAATTTTCTACGGAAGCGGTGACCCGCCAACTCCCTATTCCAGACTTCATAGTCACGGGAAACTGCATCACCCTTTGCAAACAAAGTGTGCAGTCTTGATGTTGTATCTTTTTCACAGAGCATCTTCTTTTGTGCCTTCAGTTAGCACTCTACTTGCAACTCAGGATTCACCTAACGTCTCATCGACTGCATTTCCTGGATATCTCTATCAGTGGTGTTGCTATGTGGCCTTGTGTGTTTTCAATTCTTCTTTTAGGACTTTGGATCCGCCTACGCGAACGTTTATTATGCCATTGTAGTATTCGTCTGTCTCCAGCACTCTTCTGTCAAACTGTTCCTTGGCTTCCAAGTAACTCATTGTGCCTCTGTTGATGCATATGTAAAGTATTTCCCTAGTAAATTTGTCTTCCCCTAGTGCCTTGACGTCAGCAACCAAATGATCATTGGAACCCCAATAGTCTCTCCAGTCACTTTCGACTTTGCTTCTACGTTTGTTTATTCTTCCCTTGAGTGGTGGACGTGTCTTCTTGAATTTCGCCAGTTTCTTACCCACGTATTTCTTATCGTTGGTTGTATTTGTAATGAGATACACAAATCCTTCACAGTCTTCTGGCAGTTCTGTGATTGTGTTTCCCTTGTAAGTCCACTGCATGAACTTACTTACCGGGTGCTATTTTTGGTTTTGCTGTTTTTGGATCTTGGCAGTCTGATATTCAGCAGTCAATTCTTTCCTGCGTGAACGGGCCAAAATTCTAATTTCCGCGAGCGCCTTTCTGGCGGCTACTTTGGTAGCGAGGCTCCGCCTCTTCGCGAACTGCTCGTTTGCCTTGAAATACGCCATGTACGCCTTGGTCAGTTTATCATGAGTGTCATCTGGTATGCTCATAAGTCTCCACATCGTTGGCGTATTGTGTGAATCCGTTTTCTTTGACCACACGTAACACATTGTTCACACGTCCAATCAATTCATCTTTATGACTGATTAAGAATATATTTTTACCTCTTTCCCTGCTCATTTTCTTCAATATCGCTAGGGCACTTTCAACACCTGCTGTATCCATACCACTGTCTATCAATTCATCTAGGAACAACAGATTAATATTTTGATACAAGTTTTCCCATACATCTCTGAATGCAAAACTCATACCCAATATCAATCTGTTACGTTCACCTCTACTTAAATTGTCAAAATCTAAACTTTGACCAAGTTGAGTGATTTCCACACTTAAATCATTTTGGAAAGTGACCAAGTGTGGAAGTCCTAATTGATCCAAGTAGTGTGTTAACCTGTTGTTCAAGAAGGTCAGGTTTTGATCAATTATCTTTTTCCTTATGAAGGAATCTTTGTTTGTAAGCAATTTGTATAGGAACTCTTCATGCTCTTTTAATTTTTGCATTGTGTTGACTGTGTCATAGTTCACTTCTTGTATTGCTTGTTTTTGTAGTTCATCTATCTGATCCAGATAAGGATTGGATTCATCTTGTTTGTTTTTCAATGCAGTTTTCAGTGTGTCTACATATTGTCTATGTTCATATGCTTCTTTGATTGTTTCATAATAAGTTGTTGGTCTTTGTTCCAGATCACCTATTTTGTTTATTTTTGCATCTGTCTTATCTATATTGTCTTGTAAATCCATCACATAACTGTTTGCATCACCAAATTCTTCCTCAATTTTTCTTTGCATTTCCTCAATTTTTTCTTTTGGAAGTTCTTGTCCGCAGGCATAACAAGTTGCTTCGTGATGTAATTTTTCTAAATCCTTGTCCAGTTTCTGGGCAGTTTTGTCCGCTTGTACTATTGTTGCTTCCAAATTGCTTTTGTCTTTGTTTAATTGTGCAAGTTCATCATTTAATTTGTTCCATTGTTCCAATTTTTGATGCGATTCAAGTTCGTTGTCTATGTCCAAACTTTCAATTTCTATAATACTTTCTTGTAATTTTTCTATGTCAACTTTGTT